TACTGCGCCAATTCCGTAATACGTTTAGTTGCCATCTAGATTGCCCTTGAATTTGTTATCATTTTTATTTATAGCACACTCAATCACTTACCATTCTTTAGTTCTTGGATTTGTGCTTCTTATTCTTTAATAGCTTCAATCAAGAGGCCAACAATGTTTCCATGTCTAACTGCTTTTGATACTGTGCCATCGAGTAGTACAGTATTATAAACCACTTCAGGTAAAATATTTTCCAACTCTTGTGCAACCACACCTTTCATTGGAGTAGGATTGTCGATGTAGTTGTATGTGTAGCCCGATACTTGCTTAATCTTATCTAACGCATTAGAGATCCTTACAATATTCTCTTTTCTATTAATGTCAGATATTTGTCCAAACGCTGTGACATCTCCTACAGTGACGATATCACCGTTTGCTCAATAGAGGCCTTTAGGGCTGTTCCGTCAGCGATGTAGAGTGAACTGCCCGTGCCCGGGAGTCAGACGTAAGTAGATACGTTTGCGCCAGTTGTCGTGATAGAGAATGCGTCAGCTACATGACCAGGCGTTCCGACTGCGGTGCCAAATGTTCCACGTTTGATTGATGTTGTCGATCCAGCTACAGTGCCTAATTGTACACTTTTGTCAACACCATTTTCAGGTCACCAGTCATGGTGTCGCCTGCCACATCAACCTTCGTATCCATTGTAGTGGATAGGTCGGTAATATTTGCTGCCGTGTGTGAGTGACTATTATCAGCTACGGTCGTAACAAAGCTAATGTTTGCATTACCAGTCCATACTGCCGAAGTACCTGTGACGCACCTGTTAGAGTAATCGTACGGCCTGTTGTCCACTCATCAGCTTTGGCTGACTTACCTGTTGTATCTATGCTAGTGAGCGATATAGGAAATAATGAGGAATCTAGCTTTAAGTTGGTAGTAGATATTAGTTTTGTAGCCTCATCGATTCTAAGAAATGAAGTGCCTTTCTTTATATCAAACTGAGTGTGACTGCCATTTGTGCCTAGAGTCCATAGTAGGTAAGCCAGCTCTGTATAACTTAATCTCTGATGCAGTAGAACTATTTACCTGCAAAATGCCTGTGATATTTAGATCGGCATTTAAGTTGATTAGGTTAGAAGTGTTTGAGGGAGTGGCTTCAATGGTGTTAATGTATAGAGTGCCTGCACTAGTGACATTACCGGCAATAAATACATTACCAGAATTTGTCTCAGAGTCTCCAATTGTGACCACACCAGTAAGTGCAGTGATAATTTGGTTAGTTCGATCTTTCCATTCGCCGAACGTATTCGAGTTAGTAATTGCAGTTAGACTTGTACTCATTTTGTCATCTGGTGTAGTGCACATCGGCACATCGGGGGATGTGGTGGTGTAGTGGATCAGAGCGTCAACGCTATGAAAAAAGGCAATGAGGCTCTGGTTTCGAAACCCAGTTGAACCCGTCAAAAACCTGTAGCAGTTGCGCCGTGGAGAAAAGGCAGCACGCATAACACAGGGATCCTTGATTGCTTTCAAGGATATGACGTTAAACATACGATGATGTGTTTAATCACATCTTTCCAAATTGGAAACTAACCAGCGTCATTAGATCGGATTAGATTATCTGCGATAGTGCGCTATATAAATTGATACATACATACATATCTTTAACTGTAGTTTCCAGGTTTTGCATAGCGGACTCTAGCTTAATAATTCTAGTCTCTAGACTCTTAATGTATTTATCTTGCTCCTTACGAGCAACCGCACTCCGATATGAATTCATATCGGTATTTACTAGACCAGCGTCTTTCCTAATGAATTGGTTTTGACTTTGTATCATGTTAGTGCAATCGCTCTGTAGTGGTAAATATTTGGGAACAAGTTTACAGCAGGAACAACGGTTAACGACTTTGCCGGTAATTCAGGCAAATCAGCGTGCCGCATTACGAGCCTTAGCTGGAAAGAACTGTATTTATTGGGGTTATAACCTTCAACCAAATCCTATTCGAACTGACGGTAGTCGCTTGTGTTCACTGAGTTAGAATACATATCTGGATTTTTATTCACGAGTTGAATCCAATTACTTTGAACCTCAATGTTTGTTGGATATGTGAATCTCGCATAAACGTCAACGAATGTACCAGCTGGGTGATATGCAGTGAGGTATACCTTCATTCCGTCTGCATCAAACTGGTCCTGCAGTGTAACCTCTTTGGTAATCCACTTAGAGGTGGTACTTTCTGAAGAAGTGATCTGATACTGGTAAACGTTCAGAATAGATAGGTCAGCATCAACGATAGGAGAAGCTGACTTGAATCCATTGTTAGTCATCCCAACACGAATGATGAAGTCGTCAGTCGCTGAACCATTAACGATATTACTCTTACTGTTAATAACACGAAAATTATTGATCAAGTAGACGTTTCCATTTGCAGGAATAGTCTTGTCTATCGTGGTACCCTGATACAGGGTCAACTCAGTAGAGGTTCTAATAGAATTGTCGGCATAAATCTGTGGCTGGAAGTAAGATATTCCCTCATTATTTACTGCGGTAACAATAGCGGTTGCTCCACTATTGTAACCAGTTATTACTTGATTATTGTTTCTAGCAGTTCCATTACCTACACCTGGGCCAGACGAACGGAATGTTTGTCCTACGTAAAGAGTGGTGCCTGCACCGACCGCATTCCAATTCGAGTTAGTGCCAAGGTTGGTAATAGTGTATGTTTCTTGACCAATAAAGTTGGTGATACTGGTAGGGGCATTATCATTGATAAAGTTCAATGGAGTTGCCGAGCTTAGTCTCAAGAATAGTCGGTCACTTTTTCTACTATTAAAATATGAAACTCTTCCTGCTACACAGATGTAAGCAGTGGCTGATGTCGTTGCAGTGGAATTATATGGAGTCTCTAGGGTAATTATAGTCGAACTGGCACCTTGCACTAGTGATGTAGTGACGTTCATGATCTTAGAAAGAAACTTATTAGTGCCAGATTCCAGATAGATATAATCATTCTCTGCAAACACAGGTGTTCCAACTATTGTAACTGTCTGTAATGTTGTGCCCGACACCGACGCTGAGTAAGAGGTACTCTTTAACACATATGCAAGCTCATCATTTAAGAACTCGTTTGTGGTATCACGGATAGTTAGAAACTCAACATCATTTGGTACCAGATTTACGTGTCCTGGAGATGCTATAAAGTAATATCTGTTGATAGTGAATTTGATGTCCTCATCTTGATAATATTTCCATAAACTATCGTTCGTAGAGGTGAATAGAACACCATCGCCCCAATCGTTAGTGATAGCCACTTTTGTTGAAACGTCTGTTCCGCCAACCTTAGATGTCCCGATCAAGAAATCAGGCGAGTTAGCATCAGGAATAATAACAAAGCAGTATTCCTTTTCAACGTTCAATTTGATAGGATTCTTGAACACAAAAGTAGTAGCTGAAAGACTATTGTCTGGTGCCGTAATTTGGTTAGAACGAAGGTGCTTTCTTCCGAATGGAAGAACTGTACTCGATGGATAGCCGTTAACTACTTCACGCACCTCTATGGTTGCGCCTAGTGAAGCGCTCTTAGATTTGAAGTATACGCTAATATCACTTAACATCACTACGCTAGATCCATTGGCTTGACCTGTTCTGACCTTAAATGTCTGGGCAATGGGATCAGTGGGTGCCGCAATGGTGAATTCTCTTGGCACTATAATATTACTGATGTCAAAGTCAACTGTTCTGGTTGTAAAGTTCAAGTAAGACTAACCGATATCAAAGTTAAATGCACGGTATGTTGCCTTAGCATACGAGGTCTTTGCAGACTCAATACTAGAGTAGGTATCAACGTCAACAATTTCAAGTGTGTTTTCGTCCACAAAGAACGTGTCTTTAGGAATCATAAACACTGCGGTCAATGTACCTTCTGCGTCTGTGCGAACTGCCGCACCTCTTGTTCCAGCAATTTGTACATTAGCTACGTTATACTCAGTTGTCGTTCCGACTGTGGTCAGGTTAATTCTACCTGGATGTACATGTGCGTTGACAGGAGACTCTTCGAAGTAGAAGAAGTGTTGAGTATTATGTCTTAGTCCAGTAACAAGGATTTTTACCTCTCTTGACTGAACGTATGGCTTCATGTTGATATCAGTGATAAAGTTGCCAAATGTTGTCGAGAATTGGGTATTAGTCAATGACAACGATGAAATGTTTACGTTCTGAGTAAAGTTTTGAGTTCTGCCACGACCACCTCCATTGAATGTGCCTGCAATTGCACCGCCAACGTTATCCTCACGCACAAGTGGAATGAATTGTTGTATATTGTCAACTAAATCTAAAAGAGGCGTGGCAAAGTCAAGCTCAAATTCAATTGCAGGGTTCTTGATTACGTTGTATCCAGCATCAAATGGAGGAAGAATACTAGTCAAGCCTTGAAAGCTGTAGAAGTTAGAGACGCAATTTCTAAATGCAGTCGTATATGGCTGGGTGATCATTGCTACCCGTGTTGCGTTATATTCCAGAGTGACAACCTCTTGGAATAGATTTGCTCCACTTAAAGATCCAATCTTTAGGTCTACTGGGAACTGAGTAACTGCCGGTGTTCCAACTGTACGAGTCTTATCAATAGCGGCTTTGAACTCTGGGTCTACTATTTCGCCAATCGTTAAGTCCTTAAACGAGTCTACAAGAATACCACTCTTGAAACGATTATTACCCATGCCATCAGGAATAAAGAAGTCCTGTGTTTCGATCTCTAATAGGCTAATAGCAACTAACTCAGCTAGCCTATAGTTCTTATTGGATACATCTTGTAACTGGATAGAGTTGTTGCCTGTAATCTTTGGTTGATTACCAGGAATCAAAATGTTATTTAATGCATACAATCCAGTGATTTCTGGTCTACTTGGGTTCTCGGCCTCGCCGTCTTTATACAACGAAATAACTCCAAATTCGTCGAGTACTATACTGTCAATACATGACATATAGTAAGATTGTGTCGCAGAGATGTTACTATCTGAGGCAATCTGAATGCCTGCTTCTATAATCGTGCCAACGTTTGGAGCTGATGTTGAATCTGCGGCACCAAGTGTGTACGGCACGACTGGGTTTGCATATGGTCTGAAGTCATAGCAATTCAACAAATTGTATTCGGTATTATTCTTGCCAATGGAAGTATTAATCAACGACTTAGAAGTAAGGTGTAGCTGTTAACTGTAAGATATCCGCTTCCTACTGTAGAGGTTCTACGTAGGACTTTAACTCTAATTCTCAGATTATTGTTTAAGTTTCTTGTTAAGACTTCACCAGCTCTCAATGTGATATGCGAGATATCATAAAAGTGATCTTTTTGGTTGTTGATAAGTCGGAATTTACTAGTCACATCCTTCCCATCACCAAAGTCATCAAAATTGCCTCTAGTAGTTGAATAGCATTTGGTAGACCAATAGTGGCTTTGCCGTTAGCATACAACGATTTAACGTATACGTCAAGCTCTTCTAGTGCATCTTGTACCGTACCAGAAACGATTTCATCGTAGTATACCCATTTGGCATTATTATTCGCAAAAGTGATGTTAACCTTTCCTTCGGGTATCGCTACATTTGATATAGCGACAGTATTACTTCCTGTATCAATAGCAAGGATGTTAGAAGTCAGTGCCCAACCAACCGGCGCAGGTAAAATCAATCCACTGTTAACAGTTGAAACTTCAATGCGTTTTCTCTGAACGATATTAACATCTGAGATCGAATTCATGCTAGACTTGCCAGCATCAAACAACTTACCACTTGAATTGGATTCATATAGAACGCCGTTGTTGCTGAGGACAGTGTTTTCAATCATAGTCGCTACAGTATTTTCATAAGTTGCAAGTCGAGTGATAGCATAAACGTAGATTCTGCCTGGAGTTACGTTAGCAATAGAGCATGAACCAATAACAGTAGTTCCGTTATAGATTCTATAACGGGTTCCGTCTAGCGCAAAGTTATAAAGAATTGTTCCACTGTATTTGTAGTATTGACCGCAAGATACTCCAGTGTACTGGTTAGTCTTTGACTGAGTTAGTGTGTTAGGATTAATCAGTAAGCGCTTTGCCGAGACGTTAATCACCTCATTACCGTACACATATGCCTTGGGTGGAGATACAACCGCATAGGCATTATTGCCTGATTGCTCTAGCGTGACGTTAAGTCCAAGAGTAACGTAATTGCCTAATTCGTCGTAGGTGCGTCTTGCAAGCTCTGAGTTGATAGAGTTAAACTCTGTACGGTCACGAATGCGCACTGGGTTACCGTCTACATAGCGAATAAGGGCAAAGAACTCAGTCGGCTCTGTTGCGGTGTTATATGTGTAGGAACCAACTGAAGTCTGTCAGCACCTGGTGCATTCTTGTTATTGAAGCCCGAAGCATTGTCTAACAATGACGAATCGTTATTAGAACTAATCAGGTTTTCTTTGATAGTGAAACCTACCGATACTGTTCCAGAGCTATTTGTATACTTTGATACAATGATAAATTGGTTATCTACAAAGATGAAGTGTCCTTTTTGGAAGATAACACCCTCTTCACATGATACGCCGAACGCTCTACCAACATTACTATCCACCCTTGCGGTTACGTCGATTATCGGCACTCCATTCGGATCAGTAATTACTAATATCTCTTCACTCTGGAACTGTTTAATATCACCATTATTGCCTTGAGTGGTGTTTAGATACTTAACATAGAACGTTTTTAAATCGGGATCTTGAGTTTGAAAACCATTTTGTCCCTTAATGATTTCAGCGACCAATTTTGACGATTGACCAGTAATTCTATACGATAGAGTGATGCCTTCATCATTCTTTACCTGGTCATATAATGCTGGAGTAGTAAAGCCAGCCTGATCATTTACCTTAACGTAGAAAAGATCGTCACGGGCAGTAAGGTTAAATCCACTAATAATGGTACCTTCTTTATAGATGTTCGAGCCAAATCTTTCGACCTACTTTTGCAGGATCGTTTGCAATTGTGTTAGCTCTTGAGCTTGGACTGCCCTTGCCGGCTTAAACAGAATACGGTTAAACTGTTTTGCCTCGTTAAAGTCGTCGTATTACGGATTAACGTCTAACTTTGTATTAATTCCCATTTTTATACTCTTTTCCTTAAAAGTCGAAGATGAATTTAATCTTCTCTTTGCGATTTACTTCTCGTGTGATCGGGTCAAAATCAACATAGTGGAGAACTTCTCCGGTATATGGCGCATATTTTCCGTAAACTACATCTGTGCTAACATTATTTATACTTAGCGTCGGGACACTTGCGCTTGTTTCTGTTAGGTCCGGCTTTACATAAAAAGTTCCAGAATGAAACTTATTCTCAAAGTTGCCATAGTAGTCTACCAAATATATGGTCGTCTTGCCTATGACTTGATTATATACCGATTCGTGAATCCTTGCCGAAACAATCTCAGTATCGGTATCTAAAGATGTAGTCACTAGTCCAACCGTACTTGTAGTTCCTGTGCCTGTCGTAGCAGTGAATGTGTTGTCTACGCTGTAGAATACTCCTGTTGTTCCCGCTACAGCATTCCACTTAACCTGGTCAGTAGTCCCTAAATCTGTGATGACATACTTAACACCGGTTAATAATTCTCTCACACTCACGGTCTTAATGTATTACTGAATGTAGGAATTAGGTAAAGCTGTTTCTGTGTAATCGCCGTTTACTGCTATTGTAGTTCTATTGTCGAATGAGTTGGTGTAAACGCCGTCAGTGAAGACAGGATTCTTTACTAGTCCAACCTTAGTATAAGTGTTCGTGTCAGGAATACTCGTAGACTCGCCTGAGAAATTCGTGATGATCGCCAGTCTACTCATTGCCATCTCGGCAATTGGATTTGATCCGTGACCACCAGTAGGAGAAATCACACATCTTAATCTGGTTATAGCCGTTGTGGTCAGACTGTTAGGATATGCCAACTCGGCTGTAGCATATTTGTACTCAGTTCCGTTTGATTTGAAGCCAACTCGAATAAGCGTGCCGAATTGATCTATAATGCCGTATGCCTTGCAAGGCTGACCAGTCAATGTGCTTTGGCTGACATTTATTTTAGGAACTAGTTGACAAACAGTTGTTGGTGTGATACAATCAGTTGTGTTCAGAGTAATACTAATTTTATCTTCGGCAGCGTAAGATGACGCTAACACATCATACAGGTTTCCGTTAGGAGTCTTGAGGTACATATTTGCATATGCATTAGCACTGGTGTATAGCGAGAATCCTACCTTAGCAGTAATCGATACAACTAAATTCTTTATCTTTCCGGTCTGTGTGGCTGAGAATGCAATAACGTCGGATACATTGTTACTTCAGGTTGCCGCCCCGAACAGATATGCGCTAAACTCCCTAAACGGAGCACTCTCGACAATGATTTGTGAGACTGCCTCTTTAGCAGAAGTAATGACACTCACATCTCCGTATGCAGGATAAGACAGAGGTAAACTGTCTCTAGTCTGGTAAATAGCTGTATCGTATGCAGAAACAGTGAACATGTACTTCCATACATAATTATCTAGAAGGGCAATAAACTCTGCAGGATTAATTGACTTACCGCCACGATTGTTCTCGATACACTTGAATACGATATAGTTGCCTTCATCATCAGGCACGGTAACGATGCTATTTACAAGTGTAATATCCTCTTGGTCATCAAAGTCATCGTAAACTGTTTCAGATATCCAGTTATTCTTATAGAACATATAACGGATATCGGAGTCTGATATTCTATTTCAAAAGATAACTCGTCTTTGAAACTCACGCTTCTCTTTTTGAGTGTTAGTGTAACGGACAGCCCTATTCTCCCCGCCGGGTCAGATGGGGCTTCCGCAAAATGATCCCCGCCATCGTCCCTTATCTTGCCCCCTCATCCCTCCCTTATCCCT